CTGCTTCTCGTAGTTCTTCTAGGGCTTCATCAAAGGATAGGACATCTAAATCTTGAGTGTCTCCCTTGTAGATAGCTACTACCTTTAGGTCATAGTCGATGGTATAAGTTCCGCCATATATGTCCATCATCTTCATGCAGTATTTCTCTAGGTCTTTTTCCATTGGTTACTCTCCTTTGTTTTACTTAGAACCTATCAGATACTTGTACCCTACTTCTTTGTACAGGTGGTTCATCTTTACACGACCTTGGCCCTTTTCTATCTCCGCATCCCTCTGACCAAAGAAAACGTCAGCCTCATTGTCAAGAAGCCAGCGCATAGTCATCTGACGGTCAAGCTCGTAAGAATGAAACGTAGTGTTAAGCAGTGCTTCCATGTCATCACGTTGGTGCTTCCAAACGTGCGCTCTGACCACGTTAGCATCTGACGCACGAATGTTCCTTGCACCCTGACGGATAAGTAAGTTAACTCCCATTGGCTTACGATCATTGAGTTCAAATAAGTCGAGTGTCTGTTGGTAATAGCTCATTGTCGGGTCTCCTAGCTTAAGTTTTGTTTGTTTGTGCCTTCGAGTGGCAACTGTTCACATAGCTCTATCAAGATGTCGGACATCTCATGTAGTGCCGGTATTTTGATATTTACGACATCATCATGTATAGCTGAGTATAGGTACATCATAACGTCACGCCTATCAAACTTACTGATTAACTGTTCCATAGCTACAACAAGGTTAGTTGCTGATACATCTACGGTGCAATGCTCTGTACTTTTGACGTGAGCATTTAAGTCAAACACATTCGGATTATTCTCCATCTCCCTTCGTTTCTCTTCTGAACGATCCCAAGCCTCCCTAGCAGCCTCTACAGGGGTCTTTCGTTTCTCTTTAACGTCTTCAAGTATGTCACCGTAGTCAGGGTTCTCTTGTACCTCTTTGTACCCTGCCTTAGCTTGCTGTACTTCTGCAACAGTTACGGGTTTATCTAACGACACAATCTCATCACGCAATTCCTCTGGGGCTGACAAAAGTGCCTCTACAGCATCATGACTAAAGTTTTTTGCAGTCCACTGCAATTTTCTTGCCCTATTAATTTTGTAAGCGTAGTCCTTAGATATACCACAATCCTTAGAAAACTTACCGACAAACCCTGCCATCTTACTGTTATCTGATAGGTAAATATCAGCCGCTTTGTTCATCCATTCCAACTTTCTGTGGAAAGCACTGCCCATGTCAACATCGGCTTGCTTGAAGCCATGTATGCAATCTTCCCAAGAGTGCATAACGACATCAGAAGATTTACTCATCACCATGTCGTAGTAGTCATCATCGTCCATACTTACGTTCCTTTCTTATGTTATAACTAATAGTAGAAGTAACTAAAGTCATAACTTATGTAAACCCTACACTTACCTATAGGGATACTTTTTTAATTCTTAGACATCACGAATTGTTACAGAACTGACTTTCGTAACTTAGTTAAGGCAGTGTCCTCCCTTCGTGACACCCACTTCTGGTGTTTGTCTAACATATCCGCCACCTCATGTTGTGTCATGTCGCTGTAATAACGTAACTTAAGAACACTCCATTCTTCTGCCGTTAATTCTTCTATCGCCACATTTATGACATATCTTACGAACTCCTTATTCTCATATCTTTCAGTATGATCTTTCTCTGAGCCATTGTGTTCATCACTGTATTGACCAGAGTTAGACGACAAAACAGACTTTAGCCACTTATGACCAACCTCAGACATATTACCCACCTCACTGTCGTCTATGTCGTGTGTGAGCCTACGGGAAATATTGTGCGCTGGTACTGTAACAGGTAGCACATCAAGGTTAAGGTAATCGTGCATACGCCTCTTAGCCTCCCTGTAGAGGTGCGCTGGATGTACCTTCTCATCGTCAGCCAATATCTCGTAACACTTTAGTACACCCTCTTGTACCATGTCATCACGGTGTGAGGGAGAGTTAAACCTGTTGGCTAACTTCTCGCACATACCTACGATCTCAGGCCCAGTTAAGCTCATACTCTACCTCCAAGTTTTCTAACTCCCGCTGTCTCTTTCGGATCAGATACACAGCTTCCTCGACTGTGACATCCTCAGACTTATCCAAAGCCTTTATGATTTTCTTTAGCTCTTCTCTAGTCATAGCTTGTCCTTACCCTCCAGTTGATTGATACGCATTTGTGCATAGCGGATGACCTTCTCAAGGTCTGTGATCTCGCACTGAGCCTTACTCATTCCCTCGTAGGGCTTGTACCCTGCACGACTGGCATACTTGATGATATTCCCACGCCAGAACTCAAAGCCATTCATCATAATGTATGTGATAGGTTCGATCTTCCACCGTGCGTAGTGCTTAGGTTCATTCACGATGTCTGCTGTATGCTCTGCCATTACGTTCTCCTTAAAGTTCTCTTGTTCTGCTATCAACTTTCGCCACTCACTGTTTATCACGGAATACCTCCTCATACTTGAAGAACAACTGCTCAAACTTCCACTCGTATAGCTGTTGCATACCCATCAAGGTGTTCATCATTTCATCGTGCGTAGGCTCACGTTCACCGTCACCGATCTGCCTAAAGACAACCTGTAGGTCATCACAGACGTGCCAACAGTCCATTATCATTGGCTCTAAGTCATACAGTTTAGCCATCACCATTCTCCTCTTCACCTGTAACCAAGAAGTATCTGGCAATTGCCTTTCCGTTACGGGTTTCTGTTACCGAGTTAATACCATATCCATCATTCCTCAAGAAACCAATATAAGCAGCTAAACGGGTAATACCATATTGACTGATTGCTTCCCAAGAGGTGAACCCATCAGGGTTATTTTGTAAGTGGTTAAGTACTTGTTGTTTTTGCGTAACGTCAGGTTTCATTGGTCTTTCTCCTCCAATAATGCTGCCCAAGAAACTGGGAACAACTCTTTCATCTTCTCACTGATCTGGTCAGCTACAATGCGTGTCTCCGCCTGTGTATCAGGCTTACAGCGTAGGTTACACATCTTCGCTATGGCCCCTACCGTTCCGCTCCAGAACCACTCAGTGTACATACTCTGGGGTAGTACCATACGAGCCATCTCTGGGCTTACACCCTCGTCAATTAGCGTCTGATACGTCTGGAACTGTCTGTGCCACTGTACCTCTTGGTCTAACTGAATGTTAACGACACCATCAGACCCTTGCTTCTTGTCCTCAGATTTACCCCGCCACACCTCTGGCTCATAAAACTGAATATTTTCAGTTGTGTAGCGCCTAGATATTTCATTCCAAGGCATATACTCGTGTTTCTGGAGTTGCCGTGCTACAAACATAGGCGCACGACATTGGAACGTAACCCATGTGTGGTTAAAGGGGCTGATGTGGTTATGCTTGGCAAGGTATCGGATCAACTTAGCGTCCTTCTCCTTTAGCTTAGGTGGCCCCCAAAGATCATCCTCCATCTCACTACGCTTACCAAATGATACCCTAGCACTGTTTACGACCATAAGGTCAGAGCCAGCGTGTTGAACGTAAAATGCTTTAATCATCTACCTGTACTCCTATACATTCGATTGTCTCTTGTTTATCATTGACCATAACCGAAGCATCCCTCAGTGCAGTCCCGCACATGGTTTCATTATCATACGTTCCCAAGTGGTAATACCTTACGCCAGTCTCAGGAATAACGACAAACCATATTAGTATAAAGATCGTATTCATTAGAACGGCACCTCTCCATTTCTACTGCGGGGGTCATTGAAGTAACCCTTCGCCAGATACGTCAGACGTGGATCAAGGAGTTCCTCTAGCTCACGGATGATTGACTTGGGACGGATACCCATCTCTTCCAAGTGTTTCTCAAGTGTCATGTTAAACATTCTCATTTCCCTTCGGGTGCTGTGTAAAAAACGTGTGTGCCAATGCGACCATCTCGGTGGTAACTTTTGGCCCAATATGGTGATACTGAGATAGTATGATAGTGGGTAGAAGTCAAGCCAATACGATCACCTTTTAGCACTGACTTAGCTATTGTCTCAGCTATATCAATCGCTTGTCTGTCGAATACATTGCCATTGTACTTGTGATAGTTATCAGATTTTCCATCGTGGGTGAACGAGAACTGCTTGTGTTGGAAGACAACGGCACAGATTTCGTCGGGCCAACGGGGTGATTCTACCCTAGTCATAACGACCTCAGCAACGGCCCTCTGTCCTTCCAGAGGTTCACTACGGCTCTCAAAGAAGACCGCTGCTGCTAGACACATAAGGGGCGTCATTTGTTATCCTCTC